ATATATTGGCCAACAACCACCACCTAAATGCATAGTTGTAGATATCTCACATGAAAATCTATCTTTATGTTTATGTAAGACATCTCCTTTTTTATAAATCCTAGCATAAGAATAATTGGGATTTAATTTAAGAGATGTCTCTTTTTCCATTACTGGAAGTAATTTTACAAGTAATGTTTCCATTACAATGTCAGAATAATGTGAATAGGTTTCTGGAACTTGTTGATCATTCCATACACCAAAGTATTCAGTAAATTGACTTATATATTTATTATCAAACATTGTTCTTGCAACTGTTCTTTTCATCATGAAATAATCATAACAAAACTTAGCTAAATCTTCTGATATTGCTTTTTTAATCACTACATATTTATTTTTTTTAAAACTCATACTTCTCCTTTAGTTTGTTTTCTTACAGTATCTGTAATCATTCTTCTCACAACTTGTAGATTAAAATGTATAAACCTAAAAGGTTCTATACCATTATCTACAGTATATTGATGTTCCATATAAGCTGGAAAGAATATCATTGTACCTGGTTTTGGTTTGTAATGAATCATATGTGTTCCAAGTGTAATTTCTTTTTCATCTTTTAATGGTAATTGTGTAATCAGTTTTGCAGGTCTTGGATCATGAAAAACTGGAACAGATGTTTTATTTGAACATTTTAAAAAATAAAATCCTGATATATGATTGTCATAATGAATATGGCCTTCATGATGACCACCACCTTTTTCACTAAATTCTTGTACCCAAAATTCAGTCCAAAATAATTCATAATCTTTTAAATCATATCCCATATGATTTAAAACATTCCAACTTGTAACTCCTATATAGTCTTGTAATTCTTTTAATTTAGGATCACCAATTAAAGTAGTAGAATGATGACTCATTCCATGATCTCCTATTTTTTTACTTAATTCTTTTTCTCTTTCTTTAATATTTTTAACATTATTCTTTTTTGCATCTTTTATATATTTATCACAAATTTTATTTACGTCATTCACCCATTCTGGAATTTCAATAGAATATACTGGTGAACTAAAATATACTGATTCTGTTAATTGATCTGTTTTTGCCATTATCTAAATGGATATCCAAGGCTCCATATAACCAATGAATATCTTGTTCCTTTCGTAACTGGTTTAACTCTATGCCATACATGAGATGGAAATACAATAACTGAACCACGTGGTGCAATTTCCGCACACTTTCTCACAGTTGGTTTATCAGGATCCATATTTCTAAAATCAAATTCTAATTCTCCACCTTTATAATCTTTTGGATCTGATAGTGAACATGTAACTGATAATTTTCTAATTTTTCCAAAAGTTAAATCATTCTTAGGATTAGCATAAGGTTCTTCCCAAGAATCACAATGCCAATCATAAAATTGATTTAGTTTATATTTAGTAAATTGACAAGGTTCTGAATAATTCCAATCAAAATTCCAACCTGCTAATTTATTTGCTTGATGAATGAATGGTTGTATTTCATTATATATCCATCTATCTGAAAGCCATACAATATTTGAATCTCTTTTCTTTTTTAAATCTATTATATCTTCTTCTTTTAAATTCTTACCTTCTTGAATCTTAGTGGTTTGACCTCCTGTAAGTGCTAATTGTTCCTGTTGTGACGTACCATATTTAATTAATTCATCACAAAATCTAGGTGTGAGCGCACTTTGAAAATAATAATAATAATTTTTTAAATTCATATAAATGTATATATAGCAATTAATCTTCTATTTTTTTTAGGAAATATTATATAATGTGGCTTTTTATTAAAACAAATTCCTTTAAATTTTTCTGGTTTAACTTTTTTAAAAATAGTCTTTTTATTATCGTTTAAAATCATAGTTTCTCCATCTGCTTCATTTAAATAAATAATTACTTGATTATGTTCAAATTCATGATCTACATGAATATTAGATTTTTTTTTATTTATGTTAAATGTTAAATTAACAGAAGCTCTTAATATTTTATTAAATTTAATTTTATTTTTTTTTAGAAAGCATTGAAGCATATCAAAAAATATTTCATAATGAGGTGAATTTATAGCGGGAAGTCCTTTTTCAATAGCTTCAGGTCTATTATATAATGTATGAGAAAAAAATGGTAAATTATCTTCTATCGTTTGTCTATCATTCCAATAAAAAGGAAAAGCATCTTGAAGAACAATATCATTAATATAATTTTTATGTTCTTTTGTTAAGAAATTTCTATCTTCTATATACATTCTTTTAAATGTATAAATTATTTAAATAATTTTGTAAAGACTAACTTTATAAAGTTAAGTCACCACTTACTGTAAATTTAGCAGTTTTTGTAGCTCCGCAAGTAGTAATTGTATTAGTTACAGGTGTAACTGCCATAGCTGGAGGTGCGTTTGGAACTCTTATTGCAACAAATCCAGAACCTCCTGCTCCTGCACAACCTTGTCCACCCCAACTTCCTCCACCACCGCCTCCACCTGTGTTTACAGTACCATCACCACCATTTCCAGGTCCTGGTGATCCAGCTCCACCGCCTCCTGGTCCTCCACCTGCTGATGAAGTAGGTGGTCCTCCAATACCTCCACCACCACCACCTGCTAATGTTCCACTATTTGGTAATGGAATACCTGGAAAGAAAGGAGAAAAACTAAAACCATTTCCTCCTGGTCCTGCTGCTGTAGGAGTAGAAGCACTTCCAGCTCCGCCTGCTCCGCCACCTCCTCCCGCTGCTACTGTTCCTGGATTACCTCCAGCTCCGCCATTATTACCATATCCATATGATCCACTATATCCAGGTTGTGATGGCTGTATTGCAGCTCCTCCACATCCTGGAGCTCTTGGTCCACCTCCACCTGATCCTCCATTATAATTAGCAGCCGGTCCACAACCCGCTCCTTTACCACCACCTTTTGCAGTTATTAATCCAACAATAGTATCCGTTCCTGTTGTTCTTTTAGCTCCTGCTCCAATTGTAATTGTATTAGGTCCTGTTTGTAAAACTAAAACTTGTGGGGCATAAACCGCACCACCGCCACCACCTCCGCCAAATCCTATATCGAAACAAGTTGGTCCTCCACCTCCTCCACCTCCTCCTACTGCTAAAACGTCAGCTAAAACTGCTGTAGCTGAAGTGTTAACCCAAGTTCCTTGAGTTAAACTAAATCTTACAGCACACGTATTCCATACTCCACTTGCCTTATTTAATTCTTTTACGATAACGATTCCTGGACCTCCAGCAGAAGAAAGTTGATGAGAACCACTTGGAAAATTACTTTTCATTCCTCCACCACCCCCACCTCTATTTGCAGTTGCTGTTCCAGCATTACTTCCTGGTGTTGCTCCTGGTGAACCTCCATCTGTTCCAGATTTTACAGAACCTGTACTTCCAGCTCCACCGCCACCAGCATAAATTACTGGAGATCCTGATAAACTAGAAGGTGTACCTGAACCACCTATTCCACCCGTACTACAAGTTCCTGGTGCTCCATTTCCACCTGCCCCAGCTCCACCTCCACCTGATCCTGTTCCACCTGTATAAACTCCATCTACATGATTAGCTCCTAAATTAACATTACAAGGATTACTTGTTCCTCCAGCACCACTAGCTCCTAAACCGGTAGAAGCTGTTCCACTACATCCAATTTGTCCAAATGCATTATTAGATCCAGCACCTCCTGCTCCAACAACTATTGGATAAGTTGTAGCTTTACAAACATTTAAAGAAGATGATTGAGATATACCACCTCCAGATCCACCACCTCCAACATAAGTATTTGATCTTCCACCAGATCCACCACCTACTAAAAAAGTTTCAGTTAGTTGTGTTCCGGGTGCTGTTCTATATTTTGAATTTGAAGCATTAAATACAGTTGTACCGTTTAAACCTCTTGAAGATTTATTTATTGGACCTATAATTCCGCCGTTTGGACTTCCCATTTTTTAATCCTCTAATCTGGAATCCAAATATTATCTACTGAATTCCAAGTATATTTTTTATTATTTTGATCTATTCCTAGCCAAAGTTTAGTTTTTTCTTCCCAAATAGGATGATAATAAGTTAATCCAATAGGTTCAACTGTTCTTGTTTCTTCCCAAATAGTAGGTAATGGTACTGGAGATTTCCAATCATCATTTTCATCTAATGTCCATGAAGCATATGGTTGTGGAGCTATAAATTTATCTTTAATAGAATCATAAGTATCTCCTTTTCCAGCATATTGTTTTCTAAAATTACTATGATAAGAAGTTTGAACCCATTTAACTCCATCTTTTGATAAGGGAACAATTCCTTCCACAGCTTTTGCTGCTGTTTCAGATTGATCTCCACCATTATTATTTACGTCATTGTTATCAATAACAACAACTCTCAATACTTTATTATTTATGTCTAGTTCTGCAAAATGTGCCATAGTTTTTATATTATATCATAGTTATTTAATTAATTAAATCTTTAATTTTTAAGTCCATGTTCCTTGTTTTTTATATTCAAATTGTTCTTTTAAACTCCAAACTCCAGGAGCTAAAGTAGCTGTTTTTTCAACGATTACAACTCTTCCACTTCCTCCACCTCCTCCAACTGAACCCGGTGCTGGGTTTGAAGCATGATTACCAGCTCCACCACCACTTCCTGTATTAGCTGTTCCTGTTCCACCACTTCCTGGATAACCAGAAGCTCCTGCTCCAGCAGTTGGTGATCCCGCTGTTCCTGAACTACCTCCACCTCCTCCAGCTGCATAACTTATAGGAGAACCTGTTATTGAAGATGTTGTTCCTGCTCCTCCAGCTCCTCCAGCTGGTCCTCCATTTGTACCTGCTCCAGAAGATCCACCGCCACCGCCACCTGTGTTAACTGGTGATCCTCCTCCATTTCCACCTGGATTTCCTTGTCCTGTTGTTCCACTTCCGCCAAGTCCAAAATATGTAGGTGCTGGTCCCGCTGGTTGTGGCGCAGTTCCCGCTGGTCCATTATAAGCAGCTCCTCCACCAGATCCTCCAGAGTTTCCTGCTGATCTTAACCAATCATATGGAGTATTTCCACCAGATCCTCCACCACCTCCTGCAGTTGCTGGAATACTTCCAAAACTTGAATCATTTCCAGGTGCTCCAGTACCATTCCATCCACTTCTTCCTGCTCCACCTGCTCCTACAACTATTGAAAAAGATGCTCCTGCAGTAATTTGATAATTAGTGCCTGTTTGTAAACCTCCTGCTCCACCACCGCCGCCACCAACAGCTCCACCTCCTCCTCCGCCTGCTACAACTAAATAATCTACTAATTTAACAGTGCTTGGTGCAGTGTAAGTTCCAGGTGCTGTAAAATCTTTTGTAGGGGATGGAGAAGCAACAGAATTAATTATTGTTACTTGTGGTCCGATAATTCCGCCATTAGACATAGCTTGAACTCCCGGGTTAACTTATGATTTCGTATGAGATCAAACAAACCAGATCACTATTTGCACTAGCGAGTCCAGAAATTACTTCATTTTCTTCTAAGTAAAAAGAAGAATTTTTATCTATAACATTTAATGCAGCATCTGCTGGAACTGATATAGTGCTTGCGATAGCTCTAGTGTTAGTTCCATCAAAAAAACTTACGGATACATCTGCTGCGTTTGTTCCATCAATGTTTGTAACTAATATTGAATTTATTTTAAAAACTGTATTTGCTGTTGCTGTAACTAAGTTAGCACTTGTTGTAGTAAGTGCAAATGTATCCGTTTTTCCTAATATCGAACTTACATTTACTATATTTGGGTTTGCCATTTTTATTTTCTCCTATTATCCAAAAACTATTGCCATAGCAATAGCTTTACCTGTTGTAATTCCAGCTGCTCCAAATGATAATTGTCCACTACCATTAGTTAGCAAAGCTTGTCCATTAGTACCATCAGTTGAAGGTAAAGTAAAGTATGTTGATGATGCATTATTTGCTATTCCAGCAACATTAATTCTACCTAAATCTGCCATAACATCGTACATTCGAGATCCATCTGAATATACTAAAGATTTACTTCCTTGAGTAATAGCGACACCATTTGCAGCATGACCTGTATTACTAAATGTAAGTGTAAAAGAACCTGA